GAATATTGCCCTGGCTAGACACAAACCACTTCTTCTCAAAGAAAATACATTGGATATACCGTGATCCTGATGGTCCAATCGGGAAAGAACTGTTCACATAGAAGTTGAACACCGCACAAAGGATGTTGTTGAGCAGCGTTTGACCAGCTGTGACAGGCTTACTGAAGTCAATATAGGGAAAAATACCGTCTAGAGGGTCAGAAATCTTAGTGGTAGTAGAACCAACCAGGGCATAAATACCGTAGTCGTTCATGAACAAGACTGACCTGAAATAGGGGAAAATGGCGTAAATGCGTTTAGTACCGATAGACGCACTCACGTTGGTGTTAGTGAACACCGTAGCCCCTGTGGAGGTCACTTGCAAGTCCGAAAACACGTTGATGCTATCGTCTCCGAAAACATACAAGAAGTTGTTGGCAGACAAGAGTCCTTGAATGTTGCCGTGCAAGGTGCTGTCCTGAATGTTGAACGCTACAGCAGATACAGAGGTGAAATCTGTGGGGCTTGTGGAGGCAGACGCATAAACCGTGCGCCCTTGTGCCACCCAAACTCTGTTGGAGAAGGTAGCCAAGTCCACTATGGGGTTTAGCTGCACAGTTGCAACAAGGTTTGCACCCGTGCCAGTTCCACCTGAAACCGCCACAGACGGTGCAGAGGTGTAACCAGAGCCAGGATTGTTCATAATGACCTGGCTGACCACGTTTCCAGAAATAATGGCAGTTGCATTTGCATTTGTGCCCCCACCACCCGTGATGGTGACCGCTAGATTACCGTACTGACCGTAGCCTGTTCCCCCGTTGGTCACCTGAATGGACACCACGCCTGTGGCAAAAGTGACGAGCTGGGCTAGAGCAGTCGCATTTGACCCGCCACCACCAGAAATAGTGACACTAGGCTGAGACGTGTACCCGCTACCCGCATTTGTCAGCGTGATGGCGTTCACAATACCCGTAGAAAGTGCTGCATTTGCAGTTGCACTAGACCCACCGCCCCCAGTAATGCTGACAGACGGAGCATTAAGGTAACCAGAACCAGGCGTGACCACAGAAATAGCCACCACATTCCCGCCAGAAATGGTGGCTGCAGCCGTAGCCGTACTGCCACCTATCACGTCAGGCGTGGAAAGGGTTACTGTAGGCACAGACGTATAGCCTGATCCACCCGTTAAAACTTGAATGCTTTGCACCCCACCAGAACCTGTGGTAATTGAGGCCACAGCTGTTGCCCGTGTACCGTTGGCATTGTTGGGGGAAGAAATAGTGACGTTGGGGGCAGACGTGTAGTTAATACCTGGGTTTGTGATGGCAATACTGCCCACAGAACCTACGGGAATCAGACTCACCCCATTCCAGTCATACAAACCTTTAGTGGGGTCACCCACAAAAACGTCTGTATTTTGGTATTGAGAGAATGCAACACCAGAATTGGACAACGAACCAGAGCCAACAATGGTCACAAAATTGTTGGAACTGAGGTCATATGCCTCTAGCGCACCATTATCTTCTGCAGCCACCACATAATCATCATTGATGTTGGCAGAAAACAGGGTAACTACATTGTTGGTAAACACCACCGCATTTGCACCGTTGGTCACGTTGCTACTGGTTGGAATAATCCGCATATTGCCAGACCCTACAGGCATGGCATTCTCTAACCAGGAGAACTCATCCTTGTCGATAGCCGTGCGGTTGGCCTTGGTGTTGAGACCCTTGAAAGCCTTGATTACCTGGTAGGACTTCTTCTGTTCTGCGGAGGCCATGTTTAACCTCCACTACTGTATGGATCAGGAATCCTTCTTGTAAACGTGCTGTTGAGGACGTTCAATATGTGTTTGTTGTATTCTTGCTTGAAGATTTCAGCCTCACCATAAGACTGCTCATAGAACTTGGCCTTGTATGCAGCATAGTATTGAACCGCAGTAGTGTACGGGTCAATGATGCTATCCACCTGATTGATGTTGGTAAGTGACAATGCTGTAGGTAAGATGTTGGTATCTACCTCGATGTAGTAGAGTTGGTCTGGTATGGGGGCAATGTAGATGGCCTGTTGCCCGTACATAGAGAAACAGATGGGTCTGCCCACATAATTCTGCCAGTAACGCAACTGGGCTGTGAAGTTGGACCAAGGCAGATAACGCAAAGGTATCCGACTATTGCCCCAATATAAGTTGATATTGACAACATCATAGACATTGATGCCCTGGGGCAACGCATTGAATGGAAGAATCTCGCAATTACTCACATACTGCAACATGGCAGTGCCATCTGCAAATGGAGTGGTGGGCGGGAAAGGATTAGCACCGTTAGGATAGATCGGTGCAGAGTTGCCTGATGTCCCACTCTGAGTGTAGACATAGTTGTAGATGTTGGAAAAGACGTACTGACCAGCTGTGACTGCGGTGTTACCTTGCCAAATGGTAGGAGAAACACCCGTCAGGGCAGTAGAGTTGTAAGCCAGGGGAGCTGTGGTAGTCTGAAGATTACGCAGACAACCAGTGTCTCTAACGGTGCGTTCTCTCGCCTCGTTAATGTAGGTGGTTAGCTGGTTTTGCGTCCAGAAAACATTGTTAACGTCATGGAGCAAATTTTCAACTTGGCTGAGATAGTCGTTAAGCGTTGCCATTTGCTGTCCATGTTAGGCTACCTTCATTTGAGTCTTTTCCCCCGAACCCTTCTGGAGGGTTAGGGGTACTCGTCCAACAGCCGAGGGTAACGAGCTGTTTTTCCCTGGTCTTTCAGTTGTTATTTCAAACTGATCTAACTTTTTTAAACCTTCTGCCAGTTCGCTGTTCAGTTGTATCCACCCCCAGCGAACCAAGATATGCTCTCGATCATCAAGACCATACCCAAATAATTGCACAGCTGCCTCAATAGGCAACTCTACAGGAGTATTCTTTTTGAACTCGTAAGAACCCACAGCGAGCTGTGTGTCCCCACGGTTCGTAACAAACACGTTCATTAGAACTGTACAACGTCACCGTAAACTTGGAAGTTTACAGTGTTGCTATTACCAGAAACTGTGGTCACGTTTACATAAAGTGCAGATGTCAAGTTACCAGTAACTGAAGTTGTAGTGGAGTAAGGCGTTGCTATGGTCAAGTCTTGGTATCTGCCCGCTGCAGTGATGTTACTCAAAGCCACGTTAGCAACTATCGCATTGGATGCGTTGCCGTCATTGCTTGTTGTAATCGTCACATAAGCAGACGAAACAGACCCTGTAGGATTGTTAACAGTAATTCTGCGAGGAATCACTGCACCAGAACCTACTGCAGTCCCTGAGTTTGTGAGGCCACCATTCAACAAAGGAATAGTGGCAACCGCATTACCCAAGGCTGCCATAGACACAACTGTAGCTTGACCAATACGACCGTATCCAAACGAATCCAGATAATACTGACTGACTGAATCGGGATTAGCCATTGTTCACTCCTTATGATGCGTTGTATGTACCAGACACGTTCTGTCCACCGTCAACAGTCAACAAAGTAACTGTAGCGTTGGTAACAGAAGAGTTGGCAAACACGTTAACACCGTCAGAGAAGATCATTCCACCAGTGTTGTTAGCCAACACGGTTGAAACTGCTGTGATGTTACCGTTGGTATTTACTGCGCTGGTGGCCTGAATGGTCACGTTAGCAGTAGGGAACACAATGTAAACACCAGCGGGAATGACGTTACCAACTGTTGTGGCGGGTGTAGTGGTAATCTGGAAATACGCACCAGGCGTATTAGCGACTGCACTTGCAAGGATAATTTTATTAAGAGCTAATGCCATTTCAAATTCTCCTTATAGCGACAAATAATTGTAGCCAGTGATCTTAGACATTGACTTGGGCTTGACAGACACCAACTCAGCAATCATAAGAACAGCACCGACATAACCGATTTGCCAGTTAGGTAGAGTGGACTCAAACCCTGTAAACACAAACGAACCTTGCTCATGGATATAGAGCGACAAGTAGTTGGTGTTGAGGAAGTACACTGTGCCTTCTGGACAGTATGGGTCTGGATAGATTGGCACGCCAGCAACCATCAATGCACGGAATGCAGCTTGAGGGCCGTTGTTGTCACCATCAAATCCTGAACCAGGAGTGATCACATATTGCTCTTGACCAACAAAGTCTTGAGCCAACAATGTCCAAGTACCAAATCCGCAAACACCGAAAGAAGGCATTTCTGCACCTTTTTTCACTGTACCAGAGATGTACTGGAGAATGTTTTGACGTGTGGGGTTTACGTTACCAGCTGCGTAAACCTTAGACTGCCACCAGGTGTAGGTGGAACGGTTGATGTTACCGTAAGTAGTCTGGTATGCAGCACCACCTGTACCATCATCCACAGCAGCGGGCAAACCAATGAACTGTTGATTGTTGGTAGTGTTGTTATACAAGGCCGTTGCCATTGCGTCCATCATGACGTTTGTTGCGTCATTCATACGGGCTTCAATCAACGGGATAATTGCAGCGTCTTGTTGAGCCACGCCTTCCATACCGAGGAACGGTACGGGAGAGATCATCAACTTGAGGTCAAATTCAGCGTTGTAAGCACCTTGTTGGACTGACGGCTGGGCAAAAGAGCCAGAGTAATCAGACCACTGAGCGTTCACAAACTGTGCGCCCTGGACGGGAACAGTTACTGAAGAAACACCACCAGAGGCTTGTTGACTGTTGGCAATCAACGCAGCCATTAGTGGCGTAGAGTTATACAGTTGGACAACCAGTTTAGGAATGAACGCACGTCTTGTGACGTAGGTTAATTCTGTAAACTGACTTGACCCTGTTTGAGGCAGAATACCGCCACCAATAGCCATAGTTAGCTCCTTAAAGACGGGCATCTCTGCCCAAACAAATTACACCCTCTTTTACAAACCTATAGGACGTGTAGGCTTACGCAAATCTGCGAAAGCACGCACGGCCTCTTGCTGTGCTGCACCTCTGGGGTCTTTCCAATACTTGCCAAGATCGAACTGGCGAATAGCACTGGGGTTGTACCCTGTTGGTGTTGGCACAGCTGCCTGTTTCATCCACCGAAAATGCTCTGCAGCCGTCTCATGGTCTGCAATTTTTTTCTCAAGCATTAACTTTTCAATTTCTGGTATCTCGTCTTCAGACACCAAACCCTTCTTGACCACGTTATGCCTGATCTTTTCTAGGTTTTCTACTGCCTCTTTCTGCTGCAACTTGGCCCTGATAGCCTCGTTTTCTGCACGCATTTGCTGAATAGCAGAATTGGTGTTGTCCTCAATGTCGAGTTCTGGCACGTTTAGACCAGGAC